TTGCCAACTCCAAGGCGAAGAAGAAACGCCGTAGCGCCAAAGTCCCGGTATCGGTAGTCCAGGGTGGGCTGCGCCCCCACGCAGGGTAACGGTTTCTTGGCTCCTCCATCCTCCTAGTGGTGGTTAGCCCTCCCCATTCCGGGGAGGGAATTTTTTCGGAGATGAACATGCACAGACCTCCGCGGCGTTACCACGCTGCTGACCTGATATCTATCGTCATCGGTTTGCAATCCGTGGCACAGGCAGTTAAGGCCACGTCATTCAATCTCGGCCAGGCCATCAGGTCAGCGAGAAAGCGTGTTGCACGCTTCTACGGCGGAGGCGTCATGTATCCGCGCAATGGTGAGCGCGAAAAGTTGCGCCGGCAAGTCGGTGGGTTCGCGCGACTTCATGACCACACGATGCAACCGAATTTCAATATGCAAAGGTTGGAGCGCCGCTGCCCCATCTGCGATCAAGGGCTATCGCATGCCGAGGTAGCGAGAGCGGTATGAGCCAGAATTTCAACGAGCGGAAAGAACTGCCATTGCCGATTCCACGGATGCGCAGTCCGGTTACGGAAATCGCCCATGTGATCGTGAGACAAGACGACACCGGCGTCCTGGCCTACTGGACAGGTAAAGCCGAGTGGGCCTTTTCCGTCGAAAACGCCGACGCAATACGCTTCGCGCGCCCTGAAGATGCGCAGACGGTGTTGGATAAGGTAGTGAAGCCCTCGGAAGGCGCGACCTTCTATCACGCCAAATATCCGGACGATCATCTCCGTGTCGAAGAACATATGTGGAGCGAAGTTCCCATCTTTAATCTTGAGCAATAGGAGCAATTCACATGCGTAGCGGTACAGTGAAGTGGTTTAACAAGGCCAAGGGTTTCGGCTTCATCACACCTGACGATGGCAAGGAAGACGTGTTCGCGCATTACACTGCCATCGAAGGCACTGGCTATCGCAGTCTGCGTGATGGCGAGCGCGTCGAGTTCGAGTCCGAGAGTGGCGATAAGGGCGAGCAGGCCACGAAAGTAGTGCAGCTATAGGGCATGGTAATCCATGGCCACCAAGGCAGCGAAGAAGCCTAAGCAACGGCGCAATAAGAACGGAAATGGCGCCGATATCCCTGACAGCTACCGGAGTATCTTGGTTGGGATAAAATCAGAGCGCGTGCAGTTCATCTTGAATTTGGTGAATCCCAGGAATAAGAGCATAGGCACTGCCTATGCGAAGGCATATCCTGGTTGCAAAATGAATACAGCTTTTGCTAATGGATCGAGACTGCTACAAAACGCTGAAATATCGGGGGCTGTAGAGAAAATCCGGGCACTGATTGTAGATCGAGTAACGAAAAAGCTGGAAGTCACTGAGGAAAAGCTGGTCGCGGAGATGGCAAAGATTGCCTATGTGGATGCCGGTGATATTGGCACATGGGACAAGAACACGCTGATTCTCAATTCGAGTGAGGAACTGCCGCCCGAGCTGACGGCCGCGATTGAATCCGTGCGACGGGTTGAGACTGCCGAGGGCGTGAGGGTAGAGGTAAAGTTCCACGACAAGAAAGGCGCGCTCGATTCACTGTTCCGATACAAGGGTTTATTCGAGAAAGACATGGAACAGTTAGGTGCAGCCATCGGTAAAGCCATCATCGTTACAGCGAAGCAATCCATTGTCCCCGACCCCTGATATTGTCGATGGCCGTGAAGTAATTTGGCGACCGACACAAAAGCAGGCAGAGTTCTTATCCGCGTCTGAGTTCGAGCTTCTTTTCGGTGGTTCGGCTGGTGGTGGAAAAACTGATGGCCTGCTGGTCGACGCCATGGGATTGCAGCATAGCGCGATCGAGAAGCGCGCTTATCAAGGGATTATCTTCCGGCGTAACTTCACCGATCTCAAGGACATCATCGACCGGTCGCACGAGATTTATCCGGAATACGAGCCGCGCGCCAAGTACGACAAGGCGCAGCATGTGTGGAACTTCCCTTCCGGCGCCCGCATTGAGTTTGGATTTATCGAGCGCGATGCCGACCGTTTCCGTTATCGTGGCCGCGCGTTTCAATATGTCGGATGGGAAGAGCTGACACTGTGGCCGACCGACGTGCCGTATGTGTACCTGATGTCTCGTGTGCGCTCCACCGATTCCAGCATCCCCTTGTATGTGCGGGCCACCACCAACCCTGACGGGCCTGGCCACAAGTGGGTTAAGAAACGCTGGCGCATCTCGAGCGATGGCCGTGAAATATGCTTTGAGGTCGAGCTGGTTGACCCCGATACCTTGGAAGTGCTGGTGCGTACCCGCCGGTTTCTGCCGGCGCGGTTGTCGGACAACCCGTACCTGGGCGCCGATTACAAAGCGAATCTATTGCTTCTGGATGATGATTCGCTCAACGCTTTACTCCGTGGTCGGTGGGATACGCCGCAGATCAAGGGCGCGTTCTACACCAAGGAAATCGAGAAGATCAGGGCCGAAGGGCGGCTTGGGAAAGTTCCGCATCAACAGGGCGTGCCGGTTGACACCTATTGGGATCTCGGCCTGACTGAGAACGGTACTACAGCGATCTGGTGCCGGCAGAAGGTCGCGTTCCAACAGCGTTTCCTGAAAAGCTATCAGAACCATGGCGAGTCGCTTTCACACTATGCCAAGTGGTTGCTGGAGCAGCACTACGTCTACGGCACTCATTATCTACCGCACGATGCCGGGTATCGCCGTCTTGGCAAAGAGAACGTCAAGACCTATCAGGAAATGCTGGAAGAGTTAATGCCTGGGCACAGGTTCGAGATCGTCCCGCGCGTGCCGGATGTGGAAGTCGGCATCCAGCAGACCCGAGACAAGTTCGGCATTTGCTGGTTCGACGAGGAAGGATGCGCCGAAGGATTTGCGGCCTTGGAGAACTATCGTCGCGAGTGGAACGAGCAGCAGCAGACGTATCACACCACGCCATTACACGATTGGGCCTCGAATTACGCGGACAGCTTCCGGCAATTCGGGCAGGTTGAGGAAATCATCGCTCCGAGCGGTAAGAGAAAAACGCGCCGTAGTTCGTGGAGAACAGCATGAGCAACGACACCATCAAGCTCGATAACGTCGAGTTCATGGCGAACAAGACCGACAACAACAAGTACAGCACGCCGTCCACCCTGCTGATGGATGCCGCTAAAAATGACGAAGGCGCTCCTTACAACAAGGCCGTGGTGCTACTGCTGGACGACCGGAACGGCTACTACAAACTGAATTACCTCTGCTCGCAGATGAAGTGCAGCGAGATCATCTCCGCCTGCGACATCATGAAGGCGCGCATGCGCAAGATGATGGGTTACTGAAAAAATAACGTAACTCATTGATTCATAGTTGCGGCTTGACTATAGGCAAGGGTGAGATCGTTCAGCCCTGAGCTTCTGGTGAAGCCGTACATTCACGAACCCCGACCGGGAGACTGGCCGGGGTTTTTTATTGGAGAAAATTCATGCCTGTTGTTCTCGGAGGCCCAAGCGCCCGCAGCCAGCGCATCGCGCGCGGCGGCATCGTCGTATCGCTGCAATACGTTCAGGGCGAGCCGTCCATTGTCTTGTTCCCGATACGCAAGCGCCATAAGCAGACGGCGTTCATCATCTGCCTATCGGCCGCCTGGAAGTATGCCGATGACGACTACCTGGCGCAGCAGGCCAAGGTGGCGGCTGAAGTTCTGGACATGGGCACCGACCGCTTCACCGTCTACAACATCGCGCGTGCCATCAACGATTCTTTGGAGGATTTGGTGATGATGAAGCCGGAACCGGAGGAAAAGCCCCAGGTGATCGGGGAAGGCCAGTTACTCGGCGCTGACAGCAAGCCCATCAACTTCGAACTGACAGACCAATTCCTGAAACACTGATGGCTGAAATCGAGAATTTCAAGACCGTCCAAGCGCGTGATCCCTTAACGCGCTACGAAGGCGAAGAGCCCGAGGCGGAAGAGAAGAACGAGGATCCGCTGGACGCCGAGGACAAGCGGCACGAACACCGCGTCCTGATGAACTGGTATACGCAGGAGCGCGAGAAGCAATCCCTGAACCGATACCAGCAGTCGGTGGACGAGGACTTCTACGACCATCTGCAATGGTCTGAGGAAGATGCTCGCGTCATGCAGGAGCGCGGCCAGGCGCCACTGGTGTTCAATGAGATCAAGGCCGGCGTCGACTGGATCGTGGGCACGGAAAAACGCGCCCGGATGGACGCCAAGGTATTGCCGCGCGAGGAGGACGACCGCGACGGCGCGGAGGTCAAGACCAAGCTCTTGAAGTATCTCTCGGATGTGAGCAAGACGCCGTTCGAGGAGTCTTTCGCGTTCAAGCAGGCAGTGAAAGCCGGCGTAGGATGGATCGAGGACGGCATCAATACCGACCCCGAATCCGAGCTGCTCTACACACGAGCGGAGAACTGGCGCAACGTCCTGTACGACAGCCATTCCGTCAAGCTCGACATAAGCGATTCGCGTTACCTGTTCCGCTGGCGCTGGCTGGATCTCGACATCGCCGAGGAGTATTTCCCCGAGCGCAAAGAGCAGTTGAGAAGTGCGTCAATCGGTTCTGAGATATTCGGTCCGGAGCAGGACGAGGACTTGTGGTACTTGGGAACGCAGCTCCAGCATCTCGATACCGCCGGCCAGCCCGTTGGCCAACGGTCCTATATTTCGGACGCCTTGTTCACGCAGAACAAGCGCCAGCGCGTCAAGCTCATTGAGGGCTGGTATTTCAAGCCCAGCACGGTTAAGACCCTGCGTGGCGAGGAATATGACGGCGAGGAGTACGACGAGAGCAACGATTCGCATAAAGCCGCTGTTTCCGCCGATGAAGTAGAAGTTACGCAACGCTTCAAGATGCAGATGCACGTCGCCATCATGACGGAGAGCGACCTGATCTTGATGGCGCGCAGCCCGTACCAGCACAACAAGTTCCCACTTACGCCGGTATGGGCTTATCGGCGCGCTCGGGATAACGCGCCTTACGGTGCGATCCGCGGCTGGCGTGACCCGCAGGAAGATTTGAACAAGCGCCATTCCAAGGCGCTGTTCATCCTGTCATCGACGCGGACAATCGTGGAAAAGGACGCCGTGGAGGATACCGAGGAATTGCGCGAGGAGGTTGCGCGCCCGGACTCCATGATCGTCAAGAAGAAAGGCAGTGAGCTGCTTGTCGAGCGCGACGTGCAACTGGCCGATGCGCACCTGCTTATGATGGAGCGCGACCGCAACTTCATCCACAACTCCGGCGGCATTACGGATCAGAATCGCGGTGTGGATAAACGCGGCCTATCTGGAAAGGCCGTTGAGAAATTGCAGGACCAGGGCTCGCTGACCACGGCGGAGATTTTCGACAACTACCGCTACGCCAAGCAGATTGCCGGCGAGAAACGCCTGTCCCTGATCGAGCAGTATTACACCGACACCAAGACCGTGCGCATCGTCGGGAGTCGCGGCAAGATGGAATTCGTGCCGATCAACAAGATTGATCCGGTCACGGGGCGTGTGCTGAACGACATCACCGCCACCAAAGCGGATTACGTCGTTAGCGAACAGGACTACCGCGCCACTATCCGCCAGGCCATGTTCGAGACGCTGGTGGACATGGTTTCACGGATGCATCCGGACCTAGCCATCAAGTTCCTTGACCTGGTGTTCCAGATGAACGACGACCTGCCGGACCGCGAGGAGTTCGTGGCGCGCATCCGCCAGATCAACGGCTTCATGCCGCCGGACGCCAAGATGTCGCCCGAGGAGCAGGCCGCCAAGGCCGCGCGCGAGAAGGAAATGGCGAAGCAACAGCAGATGACCGAAGACCGTTTTGTGGCTGAACTGGACGAGCTGCTGGCCAAGGCCGAGAAGTTGCGGGAAGAAGCCAAGCGTACTCGAGCCGAAGCCGCCGCCAAGGGAGTCGAGGCCATGAAAAACGCTACCGATGCCGGAGCCGTGATTGCCGTGAATCCTGCCGTCGCTCCCGTAGCCGATGCCTTGCTCGCTTCGGCCGGTTTGGAAGATCACAACGCGCCGCCGCTTATTCCGCAAGTGGCCACCGTTCCCATTCAACACTTGACGACACCCGCACCTGGAGGCTTAACCAATGGCTAAGAAGTCAACCAAAAGCAACATTCCCACCGCCGGTTTCATGGACAAGAACTGGCAGGCCGACGATGACCTGCGCACGATGATGCGCTCCTGCGAGATCCGCAAGGACAAGAAGCGCATGGCAGCCGTGAAGGCTCTGGCCAAACAGAAGCGGGCGGAGCTGGACAAAATCAGCGCGGAAACGGCGGGGAAGGGGTAAGCCATGGCCAACGTACCATTTTTCTTTGATGGCGAGCGCAAGGTATTCGTCAGTTCTGCTGCCAATCGCACTGATGCTCTCGCCGTTGAAAATCCTGGAGCGCATTATCAGGAAATCGGCGGCAATCTCTACGAATCGAACGGCTCGGCATGGAACCCCATCAGCATCTCCGGCGCGGGGCTGGTCACGAATGGCCTTAACGGGCCGTGGATAGCCCAACCGGATTGGGTGCTGTCCGCCGTGGCAGGGTACATCAACGGCGGCAGCCTGACGAACCCGGCGCAGGGCATCCGCGTGACCTTCAAGAAGGGGGCGGCCTCGGCGGACGTGGGTCTGCTGCTCTGTCTCGACCCGGATACCGACGCCATCCGCGATGATTTCCTGACCGTGACGAACGCTGCCCCCCGCATCAACATTCCGATCAGTGACGTGCCAGTGGAGATTAAGTTCAGCGATGCTGTGAACAAGATAGGCACGA